AAGAGAGCAGCATGAAAAAACTTTTGTGGATCGGTGACGCAGCCTGTGATAGTGGCTTCTCCAATGTCACTCACAGTGTCCTTTCCTTTCTGCACAACTCGTGGGACGTCAGTGTTCTTGGCGTCAATTATCGCGGCGATCCGCACAACTATCCGTATCGCATTTATCCAGCCTTTGTGGTTGGATGTCGCAATTTTCTTGGAACCTCTCGGGTAAAGGACGTCCTCGAGGCCGAGAAGCCAGACGTGGTCGTTCTTCAGACGGATCCATGGAATGTGCCAACCTACGATGCTTTGATTGGATGTGGAATTCCAGTCATTGGTATTATTCCGGTCGATGGTCGGAACTGCGCTGGTGATCAGCTCAACACCTTGGATCGAGTCATCTTCTGGACGCACTTCGGCAGGAATGAAGCGATCAAGGGTGGCCTGAAAAAGCCGTCAACGGTCATTCCGCTCGGCGTCGATACAACGATTTTCGTTCCTGGCTTTCAACAAGCGGCTCGACAATTTCTTGGTCTGCCACAAGAGATGGTCGATGGCTTTATCGTTGGCTGTGTCAATCGCAACCAACCTCGCAAGCGATTCGATCTTTTGATCCGCTATTTCTGCATGTGGGTCAAGAGCCACAACATCGAGAACGCGTATCTGTTTCTCCACATCGGACCAACTGGTGAGAACGGATACGATTGCGTCCGCTTGATGAAATATTACGGCATCGAGCGACGTCTATTCCTGGCCTTACCCGAGGTCTGGAAAGGCGTACCGATACCAGAGCTCGTTGCCACATATCAGGCTTTCGATGTTCAAATGACCACCACTCAGGGTGAAGGGTGGGGTCTGACGACGATGGAAGGGATGGCCTGTGGCATTCCACAGATTGTTCCTGACTGGGCTGCTCTTGGGGAATGGACCGAAGACGCAGCCTGGAAGATCAGCTGCCCAACCACTATCGCCACTCCTGGTCACGCAAATCCGATTGGCGGCATTGCGGATCAGTATCGCTGTATTTCTGCTTTGGATCGGCTCTATCGTCTTCAAGATCTACGACAGGAGTATGGGGCACGAGGCCTTGCTCTTGTCAATCAAGAACGGTTCCGTTGGTGGAAGATCGCGTCACAAATCGAAGCCGAGCTAGCGATTGCTTACTCCTCGGAGGACTCACACCTGCCTGATTTGCAGGTCGTAGGAGGGACAGATGCCTAGTGTTACCACAGGTCTCGAGAGCAATGCCATATCCGCACATGGCACTCTCATCTCGCGGAACGGTACGGAAATTGCCGAGCTCCGCGACATCACGCCGCCAACGCTTACCCGCAACACGATCGAGACGACTTCGCAGAACTCCAGCGATGACAGCTACGTCGTCGGCGTTCGGCGAAAGGGCGAGTTGTCCATGACGATGGGCTTCTTGCCGAGCGGCGAGAGCACCCACGATTCGTTGACCGGCCTCGTCAAGGCGTGGCACGACGGATCCAAGGATCTCTATCTTCTGACGTTCCCGGATGGCGCCACATGGCAGTTCTCCGGATTCGTCACCAATATCGCACCGACGGCTCCGGTGGACGGCGGCCTCGAGGCGACGGTCAACATTCGGCCGAGCGGCGGACACATCCTGTTGCCGTAGCGTCGGCTTTCACCGAGAGGACGAGCGAGCTTATGAGCGAAACTAAATATCTCACGCCAGAGGATGTCGAAACGGTCAATGACATCCGTTATATCGATGCGACCGCTTGGGGCGGCACGCTTCGCTTCGGCTCCCTGCCAGCCGAGGACATGATCGAGTTCCTGGAATCCAACGAAGGCCCAGCGAAAAAGACGGCTGCGATTCGCATCATCGTCAAAAGCTGGGTCGACGCGGATGGAAAGCGCATCGGAACCGAGAAACACATCCAGATGCTCAAGAAGAAGGACTCGGCTACGATTTCCGAGCTCGTCGGCGTGATTCTCAAGCTGAACAAGCTGGGACAGAAAGGACAGCTCGAAGAAATAAAAAACGAATCCGGCGAAGCGATTACCGACGCTTCGCGTACCGTCTTGCACTGAAGACAGGCCAGACTGACGTACGGCGGATGCTTCGAGGGATGTCCTGGGAAGGCTTCCTCGGATGGTTTGCCTACGACCAGATTGAGCCATTTAGTGAGAAGCGTGCAGATCTTCGGGCGGCTTCTATCTGCTCTCTTCTCGCTAACATCCATCGTGATGCTCGTAGAAAACCACGGCCTTTCACGATAGATGATTTCGTACTCGTATTCGGTGACGAGGTAAAGAAGGAAGCGCCCAAACAGACATGGCAACAACAGAAGGCCGTCGCCCATCTTTGGGTTGCTGCTCTGTCTGGTAGCAAAGCAAAGTCCAAGAAAGAAGCAGCATGAGTATCAATGTCGGTAATCTGGCCGGTGGCATTGAACTAAATGATGCTCTGTCTTCTGCACTCGAAAAGATCCATGCCCGCTTGACCTTAACTGGTGTTGATTTCCAGGAACTGGACAAGAAAGTTCAAGCTTCCAGCACCGTCTTTGGTCAAGCGGCAAACGTTCAAACACAACTTCAGGCTGAACTCGCCAAAAGCCAAATCCTTGTAGCCGGTTATACGAAAAGTTTGGACGACGCGACCAAGGTTGCAATGACGGGAGCTCGTGCAGCGAAAGAGTTGCAGCCCGTCATTCAAGCTGAAGCTCAAGCACTCCTACAGGCTAAATCCCAAGCCGATGCACTTCGCGCTTCAATGAAACTCCTCGATAAGGAGTTCAACACCGTTAAGGAATCTGCACAGATTACCAGCCAGCAGATCGTGGCCTTTGGTCGCGGTATGCAGGAAGCTGGAGTTGTAGTTAGCACGGCATTTTCAATTCCTATGGCTGCCGCTGGAGCAGCTTCTCTCAGCTTTGCTGGCGATTTTGAAAAAGCGATGACCAAGGCTTCTATCTTGGGCGGCTTGACCGCCAACGAGATGAAAGCCTTTGAGTCCACTGTCATTAGCACTGCTGAAACGATGGGCAAAGCCCCGGCTGAAGTTGCGCTGGGTCTTGACGTTATCGGCTCAGCAATGTATAAAGGAGCGGAGGCTGCTGGCATTCTCGAGAAGGCGACCAAAATGTCAGCCCTCGGAATGGGCACAGTCGAGGAGACAACGCGAGCAGTCGTTGGCGCGATGCTCGCATATAAGAATGAAAATTTGGATGCCGCGGCAGCTAGTGATATCTTGCTGAAAACGGTTCAGCTTGGTAACATGAAGATTGGTGACTTGGTTGGTGCGCTGGCTAAGATCAATCCTCTTGCTGCTGCGATGGGCGTCAAATTTGCAGATGTGAATGCCGCTATTGCGACTTTCACCCATCTTGGAGCTCCTGCAGAAGTCGCTGCTACTGGTGTTCGAGCGGTTCTTTCCAATATCCTGAACGACAGTGCAAAGACCGAGAAAGGCCTGAAGGCACTCAACATTTCTATGGTTGATCTGCAGGCCGCGATGCGGGATAACTTCGCAAAAGCCTTGACAGATCTAGTTGCCGCCGCTGAGAAAGTTCCAGGCGGAATGGCGAAACTAAATGATGTCTTCCCGAACATCCGCGCTCTGACTCTTGTCTTGGCTGATGCCAAGGCACAAGGAGAATCTTTCTTAGATACAGCCAACGCAATTCGTAATTCAGCTGGAACACTGGATACCGCTTTCACGCAAGTTCAGCAAACTTGGACACAGCAGTGGAATGAGTTCAAGGCCAGTCTGGAGGCAGTAGGAATCCAGTTTGGTCAAGCTCTCCTGCCAATGATGAAAACTCTAATCAGTTTCATCACTGACTATGCCCTGCCAGCCGTGAAAAAGCTCATCGATCTTTTCACGTCGTTGCCACAGCCTCTACAAATCGCTGGAGTTGCTTTCGGTGGTTTCATGATTGCTGCTGGGCCGACATTGATTTTTGTTGGCGAGATGATTCGCGCTTGGGGACATCTCAGTGCCGCGATGAAAACTGAGACCTTCAAGAATGCGATTGCTGGATTGATAGCATTCGGCGAACGTATAGCTGAGACAACTACGTTCGCATGGGCATTGAATACTGCATTACTCGCTGTTGGAGCGACTGCGGTTGCTGGTGGGGTCTACGGAATTTTCAAGATCGTCGAACAGTTTACGTTGCTACAAGCTGAAAATGCCAATCGTGCATCAGCGGCTGCAAGACAGGCAACTGTCGATGAATCCAATCTGATTCGGATTCAGGAACAAGCAAACAAGGTGCTTGGTGACAAAGCAACCAAGTTTAAGGATCTCAACGAGGCAGTGAAGTGGGCCAACGAGAACTCTGCGAAGTTAAGAACTGATGATGAAATTTTGAACTTCGTGATGAACGAGTTAGCGGATTCCCAGAATAGAGTCTCAGAGACCTCAAAGATCTGGGCCGCTGAAGCTGATATCGCCAAATTCTCTACATCAAATCTCTCGGTATCCATGCAGGATCTCGTCAAGAAGCTCTTTGACGTAGGCATGAGCTCAGCAGAAGCAGTAACGTTCCTCAAGGAGCATAATCTCTTCAACGATGAGATGAAGGTCGGTATCGAGAACCTCCACGAAGCTTACACTAAAGAACAGAAAGCCCTTAAAGACGTGGCCGATGCTGAGCTTGCTGCTCACATGGCTTCTGTCCCATTGTATGAAGCACAGGAGAAGGAAGTTAGACGGCTCCTCGATTTGGGGTTGGGACACAAACAAATCGCTGACTATCTTGGTGTTCATATCGCTCAAGTAAATGCACTTGTCAAAGTTAAAGCTGACGAGGAAAAATCCCTCAAGGCTGAACTGAAAGCTATTGATGACCTCGAGAAAGAGTGGAATTCGTACTACAAGGACAAAGACCTTCTTGGGGCAACCGACAGCGAAAAGATCCGTATCAAAGCCGATGCAGACTACGCGAAAATCGTTGAGAAACTTCAAGACGCTGGAGTTGCTCAAGTTGAGTACTACAATCAAGCTTGGGCTCTGCGTGAGCTCGACATTAAGAAAGAGGAGGAGTCTCGCATCCTGAAAGATACCAAGTCCAAGGCTCATCTTGACCAAGAGCTGAGGGAAGCTAAGGACAAGTACGATTTCATGCGGATGCATTCTGATCAGTATCATGCTGCTGACATTGAGAATCAGAAAAAGTCCGTTGAGCACCTCAAGAGCATGAGAGACCATTGGTATGATGTCGGTCATGCGATTGACAAGAATATCGAGAAGGTTCGCACTCTTTCCGGTGAAATTCTTACCCTCAAGGAATACGAGGCCCGCCAGCTCGCAGGTGGCACTTTCGACGTCACGTCTCAGAACTTTGAACAGACCGCACGTGGTCTGAATCTTGGTATACGACGTGCAACGGAGTTGGCTCACAAGGGCTACTCGTTGCAAGAGATCGTTCAAATCCTGAACAGCAAAGCTACTGGTCCAGTCCCTCCACCACAGGGGCCAAAGATCCCCGGCTTCATCGAGGGAGGTGTCGGAGACTTCAAGGCTGGCACTTTAGCGATGCTACACGGTCGCGAGGCAATCGTCCCTCTCGATAGGGCGGGATATGGAGGCAAGGTCAACATCGAGGCGGGTGCCTTCGTTTTCCAATACCCGATTATGAAAGATCGTCGGTCAATGGAGGAATTTGCCAGCGTAATCGACGAAGTGCTCTCTAATCGCTTGATGAATATGGGGGCTCGTAACTAATGCCTTCATTAACAGCATCGGCTAGCCCAAGCGAAGAATTCTATCTCTCTGTCGATGAGAGCGATCTTGCAGTTTATTTTCTAGCTGAGGTAGCCGGTGATCATGTTGCTGAAGCTGGAGCATCTCTTCAGGTCTTTCCTAGTACAGGGGCATTCTCTGATGATTGGATAGACGATACTCTTACGTTCGCTTGCTTCATCTATAAATTCGGTCCAAACTATGACGCCGAAGGAAACCCTGTCACTGGTATCGGCCATGACGGTAACGAGTACGATACCGGATATGCTAGCACGACAGGTATCTTCTTCTGGGGCACTTTCGCAATCCAGCCATTTCGCGTTCAAGCCAGTGTTCCTGCTCCTCGAGATGCAACGATTACTTACGAGGTCACGAGCCCTTCAGATGATTTTCCTATCGTTGAGAATCCTGAACCTCCCAGCGTTAACGACCCTGATCCTTTCCTCGCTGCTCCGAGCAACCTAAGAGCGATCTATTCGATCAATGCTTCTGGAGTGGCCCATGTTCGTTTAACATGGATTGATAATTCCGATTCAGAAGACGGTTTTGTTATTGAATTCGGTAATGGAACATGGCAGGAGCTTGTTCGTGTTGATGCTGGCATCGAGCTCTACGATGATACCTATGCGGTCAGCATCGCCAATGCGCTCAGTCATCTCGGCATGAGCAACGTCTATTCGATCTTTTCATACCGTGGCTCTAAACGCTCTGCTAAAGTTTTCACTACTTGTGAACGACCTGAATTCACACCAGATCCAGTTAGCGGATTGACCACTGGTGGTGAAACGATTGTCTTGACGATGTCCTATCCCGTCTTCGGTGTATAGTGCCAACTATCGATTGTGATGCAGCTGGAATTGGCGATTACTTTAGCGCCACGGAGGTAATGGTAGATCCAGTTGATCCTGGTGTCGAGAGGAATGCTATCTACACTGTTCGACTCCAGGTCTTTGTTGACACTGCAATTACAGCAACTCCTGGCGATGGAAGCCACTACGCATTCGGGGATGTTGCTCCTCCTTTTACTGCGATTGGCACGATTCGCTCTCCTGCCAGCGGACCTTGGCCTGATAATCGATCTAGTTACTACTATGTTGAAAGTCATTTCGTAGGGGATTGGCAAGAAACAAAGGATCGTTTCGACGCTGGCGCTGTCTCCATTGGAACTGTTGGTGCTAGGATTATCGATAGTCTTGGCGATCCAACGACTACCATGGATGTTACGGTTTCAGGAGTTGAAACCGTCAGCTATGTTCTTGCCAGTCCAGAAGTTATTAGTGTAGATCCTCCTGTTGGCCCACCGGACGAAGTCACCTCAGTTACCATTCATGGTCATCATTTCGACGAAAGTGCCACTGTAGATTTTAACGGTATCGCTGCGACAAGCGTCGTCGTAGTTGATTCTGATACTATCACGTGCGATACGCCTGCTCTCAGTCAAGGCTTGGCTGCAGTCAAAGTCACGATTGATAATGAAGGCCTGAAAAGCGGCACTCTTGATCCGGGTTTTGATTTCACTACTCTCACGGTTAAATTCGGTTCTACCTTTGGTATCGGTGCGACCGTCATCGATTCCACCCATATGTCCGTCATTGCTCCAGCACACGCTGCTGGAACTGTGCGGATGGAAGTTCTCAAAGACGGCGACGTATTCGCTTTCCTCGATGATGCCTACGAATTCATTCAAGCTGGCATCTCGATCAGTCCAACAATCGGTTCATCCTTTGGCGACACTCTAATCACGCTTACTGGTGAAGACCTTGTTCCAGGTGCCACAATCACTATCGATGGCGAGCCTGCTGTTGACGTCACCTATGTAGACGCTGAAACGTATACGTTCAAGACATTCCCTCATTCGCCGGGAATGGTAGACATCGTCTATACGCCAGCTATAGGCGATCCCGAAACACGTCAGTTCCAATATCACGTCTTCCCGTCTTTCACACCTCCTGGCAGTTCTCCTGATGGTGGCGAACTAATCACAATCAAACGATGGTTCTCGGAAGAAGAGGATGGCACTGAATTTATCCCCGGTGCCAGTGTCACCATTGGCGGAACTCCTGCTACCGACGTCACATTTATCGATGTGGACACTTACACTTGTATTGCTCCTCCTCATGCTGCAGGTCTCGTTGATGTCGTAATTGAGGACATCAGCAGCCTTGGGCTGACGATGCTCTATGAGGATAGCTTTGCATACGGATCGTCTGTTGGTTCTGCAACGATTGATGCTGGTCCGGATAAAGTCGCACATGGCCCAGCTCCCAGTGTTGTTTCGGTTCTAGCGAAGACGTCGGATCCCTCGATGACCTTCTTGTGGGAACAGACTGGAGGTCCGCAAGCTGCTGTGATTTCTTCGCCAACGACTCTGGGAACTAATCTTACTTTCAATGAATACATCCCCGGAGTCTATACGTTTCGCATTACTGGCAGTTTCGTTGACATGCCATCTGTCGCGGATAGTATGGCGGTGACGATTCAACCGCCTGAAGTCCCTCGGATTAGGATCACGGTGGCAACGCCATGATCATCACTTGGCCGGGGACAGCAACGCTGACAGCTAGTATCCCAGATGATCCGGGCTGGGTTCCGTTTGCTTACGAGTGGACGCAAATATCTGGGCCTGATACCGCCATAATCGCTTCTCCTAACAGTCTTGTCACAAGCGTTACTTTTCCTGAAGTCCAAGGATACTACGCTTTTCAATTCACGGCCTTTGCGGATAGTTTCCCAGCAGATTACGAGAGCTATCTGCTAACGGAAACCAACGAGCAGATCTTAACCGAGGATGGTCTGCCGCTTATCATCGATGAAGCGGAGACTGAAATTCTCGGTAGTGCTATTACGAGGGTCTTTCTTTTCACTGGAGCTCTTGTCTCAGACTACGGCCCGACTGCCATTGGTGGAGATCTGCACATTCTAATCAATGGCGTTGAATACGTGACTGGGGCACTTGATCCTACGAAGTATGTGCGGGCGGAAACCCTCTCGATACAGGAAAGTCAGGACGCAAATCCAAATCGAGCTTCATTCAATGTTCGTGGTTTCATACCAGAAATTGGTGATGAAGTTATAATCTTACTCGATGATGAGAGAATCTTTGCTGGCAATTTCTTTAGCGATTCGCATGATGCTGAAGAGAAGCTCAGTATCGATTACGATCAGATCACAGTAGTAGACTACAACTGGCATCTGAAGCGCCGGAAAATTAGCCGGAAATATGAGAATGTCTCCGGCACTACTATTGTGAATGAAATCATCGGTATGGCTCCTGGCTTCACTAATTCGAGGGTGCAGGCCGGACTGGCGATGATCAGCATAGACTTCTCCAACGGCGTAGATCTTGCTACTGCCTTGGATCAGGTTGCCGCTCTTCTTCCAGGAACCTCATGGAAAGTCAATTACTATAAGGATCTCTTCTTTGGTGTGTTCGATGCTTCGGTCACGCCACCTAATCCTATCACGACGTCTCACCCAACCGTTCGGAATTTTGGCGTAGATCGCAATCTTGGTTCGTGGGTTACGCGTGTTCGAGTGAATGGGCCAACGACGAATACAACCAAAGATCGTAACAGCGTAGGCTTCCTCTATGTAGACGAGATCAAGGGCTTCGAGGGAGGCGGTGACGTTAACGTTGATGGCGTTGATACGACGTATACCGCGGCGAATCGTCGCCTAGTAACACCTGACACAGAAACGAACGAAGACGACATTGCACCGCCAGATATCGAGTGCGGCTCGTTCGAAGACATGCGTAAGCAGAAGCTACTAAAGATCAGTGCAAGACCAATTCGCACTGGCCTTGGAATTAATACCGGACTAACTTCCCAGTCCTATAAATACTACACGACCTATGTAACTTCCAAAGGCGAATCGAAGTGGCAGGAAGAGATTACAGTCTCTTTACCTAATATTCCGGTTATCTACGGAGGGTTCACCTCCTCGATAGGCGGGGCCGTCGCGAGTGATTGGCAGACTCATCCAAAATACAATGCTGTGGAATTTGTCGCTGAAGCTATTCCGATGTCGATTTCTCGGATTAATATCTATCGCTATAAGTCAGGTCCTATCGTCGCTGGGAAGAACGGCTATTTCATTGGTAGCCTTTCTGCGAAAGGTAAGTTCGGACGTATCGGTAACAACTGGTCTTCTACGTATTCGGCGAGTTCAACTCCGTGGGACATCGGCTCGGTAATCACTCCGAGTAGTAACAGCCTCGTTGATGAAAAGAACGATGCTGAGATCGAGAAAGATCTTGAGAAGATTCCTGAAGAGGAGAAGGGCGCAGATCCTATTTGCGATGAGGAAGAACAGGACTACGAAGAGTGGCTCGAAGGAGTTCCGCACTACGGCAAGATCGATGCCCGCTCTCGAGCTCAACGTTTTACTATAGTAAATGATACTGAAGCGCAAGCAATTTTAGGTGCGAAGTTCGGCGACGATGGCGTAATCGAGGATGTCTACACGGATACGGAGTTAGACAGCCTTGATAAGATGATTCGTGCAGGCCAAGATTATATGGCCGAGCGAAATCAGCTGGACGTTGGAATTCATTACGAAAGCCGTGACCGCAATACTCATCCTGGCAGATACGTGACCGTTGATCTTCCTGCTCCAACGAATTGCTCTGGCGAGTTCTTGATTCAAACCGTGACTATCAGCGGTTTCGGCTACGTAACTGAAGGCGGACCAATGAAGTCTTGGCCGCTTTATTCCGTCTCCAAAGCCGCACCGAGACGGTTTAGTGCGATTAATCGTTTAGCGAATCGGTGATCCATGCCAAAGATCCATTCATTGCCAGAGGTCACTGATCCAGATCCTGATGATGAACTTGCAATAGTTCGTGACCCTGCTGGCACTCCAGTCACTAGTCGTATCACTGTTGCCAATCTGGCAGCACAGGGTCCAGTCGGTCCTACTGGACCTGCTGGCCCGACGGGTCCTGCTGGACCTACTGGACCAACAGGGGCGACGGGAGCAACTGGAGCGACTGGGGCCACTGGTCCTGCTGGGCCTGAAGGACCTGAAGGACCAGAAGGTCCCACAGGTCCAACGGGAGCAACCGGAGCTACAGGAGCGACTGGAGCAACTGGTGCAACTGGACCACAGGGTCCTCAGGGTGATCCAGGGACGACCTACACCTCTTCATCAGTTGTTGAGCTTCTCCGCCTCGGACTGGGAACTCCAGCTGATTCTACTGCCAAGCTCAAGATCAATGGACAATACTATTCCCCTCTAATCGATGATGGGAATAGCGGCACGGCCAAGACCATTGATTGGGATGCTGGAAACGAGCACTACCTTACGCTCACTGGAAACGTGACTCTCACTTTTGATCACCCGAAGTCTGGTGGTCGTTACGTTCTATTGGTGAACACAGGCGCCGGTGGATTCACCATCACGTGGCCTGGAACTGTCGCGTGGAGTGGCTCAGCTCCTGTCAGCACGGCAGCAGCGGGTAAGCACGACCTCTACACTTTCATCTACGTCTCCGGTATCCCCAAGTATTTCGCGGCGTATCAGCAGAACTATTAGCCGGAGGAACAATGGCTTCCCCTCTGTTAGTAACGACAACCCTCACCCCGGATAACACCAGCGACGCTTCTTTCCGGGCATGGGGAAGCGCAGTGAGTGCGAAATTTGGCACCGCTGGAATGGTCCAGACTGGCGACACTGGTCAGATCAATTGGTCCACTGTCACAACGCCGGGTGCCGCTGCAACTGCACAAGGATATGAGATTTGGCGGTTCAACGATTCGCTTCAAGGAACGGCTCCGGTCTTCTTCAAGATTGAATACGGCAGCGCCTCCGGCAGCGCGCTACGTCCTGGAATGTGGATCACCTTTGGATCTGGATCCAATGGCTCCGGCACACTGACCGGTAATACCAGTGTTCGTCAGGCGTTTGGATCTTCTACGAACTCTGCTAGCGCTGGAACCTGCTATTTCTGCGGCGACAACAATCGCTTCGTTGCTGCTCTGTGGGTAGCAGGAACGGGTTCTTCAGCGCTGCTCGCGACCATGCTTTCTTTCGAGCGCACGGTCGATTCGAGCGGAGCAGTGACATCTGAGGGAGTGATGATCCTCGTCAAAACAGGATCATCCTCATACAGCCAAGTCCACTGGAACTGTACAACCGGCCCGACGTCTACGTGGGAAACAACCATTGGTGCGATGGGACCAGCACAGGGCACTGGAATATCGGGTTCACAGATTGCTGTCTACCCGATCTTTTTCACGAAAGGCGTGTTTCTCAATCCAGGATTGAATCTACTCGCATACGTGGGATCAGATTTTTCGACTGGTTCTTCACTTTCTGTATCACACTACGCAACCAGTCACACATATATGCCGCTTGGAACGACAACAATTGCTGGTAGCCTTTCACGGACAATTGCTTCATCGTCACTGATGATGCGTTACGACTGATGGCTGCTGAAGTCCAATTTGTCACTGTCAAGCCGGGGATAGTCGGCGCCCAAACAAGTGTCGCTGTCCCTCCGTTCGGCTTCTTCGTCACTCTCGAACATGGCGTTCCAGGAAATCCAGCCTCTTTTGTCCTGCCGTACAATGGTTCCCTCGGCGCACCGACGAGCCAAGAAATGGTTCAGGTCGCTGATGGACTTGGAAGTTTTACCGGATTTGCCCATGCCGTAATCACAGCTATCATCGCCGGAGTCGAAGGGCCAGCTAGCCCATCCGTTTCCAACGCAGTATCCGGAACAGATTCCTCTCGAGTTGCTTGGAACGCCGTTACCGGAGCGGATAGTTATCGGGTCTATTTCTTCGATGGGTCCACTTTCGATCCTCATTCAGGCTGGGGAACATCAACCAAAGCTCGTTTCGTTACCCATGATAATTCAACGTTTGACGGAATAGATGGTCGTGATTTTAGCGTACTTCTTCACGGATATACTCAAGGGACCGATTACAAGGAAGTATTATCCCAAATGAGAGTTCCTACAGCCGCGGGAGGTGGCGGCGGTGGTGGAGGTGGAGGCACACAGTCTGTCGTCGCTTTAATGCTCGCACCATGATAGGACAATGCGATGCAAGATCCCACACAGGGAACGAATACACCCCTGTACTTTTTCCTGGGAACGCTTGTCACAAACATCGCCGCCCTGATAACATTGTGGCTACGCGATCGCTCCGCCGTCCGCAGAGAAGAACGACGTCGGCAATATGAACTTGAGGACAGGGCCAGACTTGTCCGTGAAGTTCAAGAAAAAACTGATAAGGTGATACAGCCAATGGCAGCACAAATCAGTCAGGCAGCCGAAGACCGCGCCCGTCTTACGGAGCTCCTCGAAAGAAACAACCGCTTGACTGAAGAAACGGCCAACAACGTGAAGCGGCAGAATCAGCCACGTGATAAAAGTGCTCGAGAAAGGGCAACCGATAAGATCCCTCCTTCGGAAGGTGATCAGCGACGAGTGACGAGGCGTGCGGCTGACTCACACATCGTTGCCACCTCCAAGCTCGCTGATGCTACTACTCAAGCGGCAGCAGCGACCGAGAATCTCGCAAATACTATCGAGGAAACCGCTGAGGAACAAGCCGCGACAGCACGAGAAATCGCAATGGCAACCGCCAAGGTCGCCATACAAGCCGCTGAGCAAACGGAAAAAATTGCTGACGGCACGGAAAAGGCCGTCCAGCGGTTGGATGAAATCGCTGGCACGGTAAAGAAGATGGAACAAAAGAAAAATGATTGAACGACCGCTCATTCAAATCATCTCATCCATCGCAGAGAGCTACGAACTAGATCCCCAGCTAGTTCTTGGCTTGGTGGATGTAGAATCCAGTGGGGATCGCTGGGCCTGGAATCCAGAGCCACGCTATCGGTATTTCTGGAACGTCCGGGCCAATCTTCCCTTCCGCTCGGTCTCAGCCGCGGAGATCGCGACGGAGATCCCTCCCTCGGATTTCCCGTCGCTCGCTGGTGATAGGGATCAGGAGTGGTGGGCTCAGCAGGCGTCGTGGGGCTTGATGCAGATCATGGGCGCCACGGCTCGAGAGAACGGATTCAGCGGACGATACCTCACTCAGCTATGCGAGATAGATCTCAATCTGCGGATTGGATGTACCATCCTGAAGAACTTGAAAGGATGGGCAAAGGGTGACATGGCCCGCATGCTCGCGGCCTACAATGGCGGACGTCGTGGCAATATTGTTCCGCCGTATCGCAATGTCGCTTACGCTACGAAGGTGATCAATCGGTCGATTCGCTATGCCTAGCAAATCACAATTAGATGCATATGAAACATCGCTCCGTGATGCAGAACTCAGCACGGATTGCTTTACCGAGCTCCTCGCACTCCTCCCCAACAGGCCCAAGACTTTCTTGGATATCGGTTGCGGGTGTGGGCATCTTCCTGTTGTTGCTGCTTCCATGCGTATTGATTCGATGGGCATCGATCTATGCCTACCACTGGCTGATGAGACCAAGATATTCGATGGAATCACCGCCAGACTGGTTCGAGCAGATCTCACTTCTGCCCTTTCCGTTGAGCCTGCCGATCTTGTTGTTTGTTGGGAAGTAGCGGAGCATCTGCCTGAATCTGCGGCTGATGATTTCTGCAAACTCTTGGTTCGTTCTACCGGTGAGTTTCTGGCTTTCACGGCGGCTGTTCCTGGCCAAGGAGGAATGGGCCATCTCAATGAACAGCCGAAACATTACTGGAGAGAAAAGCTGTTGGCTTCCGAGGAACTCTCCTATTTTCCTCACCTGACCAAACAGGTGTCAGAGCGATTCTTACACGTTGCGCCACGAGCTCCGTGGTACGGCAATAACCTCCAAATCTTCAGGCGAATCTAATGCGCGACATCGCATTAACGATGATCACAATTGATCGTTCTCCGGGGACGAACTACCTCTACGATACATTGCGAAACTTACGTCGTGGTGGCGTCTGGGATGCTGAACGTTTCCACTCTCTTCATCTATGCAATTCTACTATTGAGTCACGATGGGCCAGACAGCAGTCCTACACTTTCGCTCTTAGTTTCCATCGGCCAAACAAGGATCTGCTACCGAGTTTGAATGTGGCAGCGGCTCTGCGAGCAGGTCATTCCACTAGCTGTAAGTGGATAGTCTTTCTCGAAGATGATATCGATGTCTGTGATTTCTTCATAGAATCTGTCAGTAAATGGCTGGATCTGCATCAGGCAGATCACTTCCGTGTCTACTCGTTCGGAGCCAACTACGATGCAGTGAAAATTACTGCTGCATCGGGTGGAACCTATTGGCAGTATCCAGTCACCGCTTTCTACGGAACTCAGTGCTTTGCCATTCGCCGGGACGATGCTCTCAGCTTGTCGCACTATCTTGAAGCCAATCCGCTCTATAAAGGGACATCAGCTGGAGCGTATGATCTAATCCTGCAAGAGTGGTCCAAGTACGAATATCCACAGCTGAAGAATTTCCTCGCCTCTGCACCTTCATTTGTTCAGCATATTGGTCGGCACAGTATCATCAATCCACGTCAGGATGTCCATTCATTTCCGTCGTGGCCCGGAAGGAATTGGACATTCACCGGTCACAAGTCCGCGATGAACCGAACTTAGAAGGAGACCACATGAAGTTACTAATTGGAATGCTATTCTTTCTTGCCCTCGCACCATTTGGGCAGGATGTAACCAAGGCCATCAAACTCCTCGAAGAGGCCCTCGAGGCGCTGAAACCTCCGCCGACTCCAGTCGAGATTTCAACACCAGAAGCATTTGATCAAGCAATTGCCGCTGGAAATCCAGTCATCTCTCTGACAACTTCGTTTGTTTACACCAAGTCTCTGACCTTGACAAAGCCTGTGACGATCCAGAGCAAGGTGCCAGAGGGACGGATGAAGCCGGATACTCCGCTGCCAAAGTTTACTGGCTCCATTCGAGTGGAAGCAAACGATGTCATTCTGCAGGGTATCGAGGTCACGAACGTCGGCAGTACCGCGGACATCTTGCTTCTCCTCGGAGCAAGGAATACCGTCGATCGTATTCGGGTTCGAGGGAACGATACTACCGGCTCTAAGCGATGCATCGCCGCCAACACGGAGGGCGCCGGGAAGATTGTTCAATCGCATATTTCGAATTGCTTCCTCCCATCGCCTGGAGCTGATTCGCAGGCAATCGGTGGGTGGAGCATGCGTCCGGGTCTACTGATCGAAGACAACTATCTCGAGGGCGGCTCAGAGACCATCCTGTTCGGCGGAGCGGATAGTGCCATCGATCGTACACCAACCGACATCACGATCCGTGGCAACACGATCACCAAGAACCCCGCGTGGTTCGGCCAGCCTATCGGCGTGAAGAACCTCGTCGAATTCAAGAATGCCAAGAATGTCCTCTTTGAGAACAACGATTGTTCCTATAGCTGGGTTCAGGGACAGGTCGGCTACCTGCTCGTATTGACCATACGAAACCAGGACGGCCGAGCTCCGTGGGCGACGCTTCAGGACTTGGTGTTTCGAGGGAACACTTGGCGGGATGGAGTCGGTGCCGTCAACATCCTTGGCCGGGATGATATCAAGGAATCAATTGTTGGTCGGCCAGTTCCGATAGGCACCGTTCGAGAAAGCATCCCGATGGCGCGGGTCAGCATCCAGAACGACACGTTCCTCCTGGACCCTGTGAAATACAATGGTGGAACGAACACCAAATCGATTATGATTAGCGGAGGTCCATCTGATCTGACGATCACCAACGTCACGATCAAGAGCGCATCCAAAGTTGGATCGTCGATGTATCTGTCTTCTTCTCCCTCGAATGCGCCGGTCACGAATTTTACGTTCACGACGAATACAGTTCCAGTCTCGACCTATGGACTGTTCGGCGCTGGCACGACTGCAACGCCGACGAACTGGACATCGACGAATCCATCCTGGATTAGATGGACTCGTGATAGCACGATCTCAGGCGTTACCGTCGTACCGCTGACTCCCTAGCGGGAGATCCCTCGAAGGCCGCGGCCAAACACGCCAGGATGGATGTAGACGGAGCAGCAATTCAAAGGCCGCTGCACCGGATATCCTGGAAATGAACCAAATGGACCACTCGAGGAGTCGCCCCAGAGATAGACCACCTTCGGTCCCTCTGGGAGCGGCGCATGATAGACGTACTGGCCTGGAGCGAGGATCTTCGCTGCATCAGCCGGTGATGGCGCAGGCGCCGTGAGAAGGCAGCTTACGATCTTGCCGACGATCAAACACTTCATAGCATGTCCTCCGATACCTCGCTGATGACCCGCATTCCGCCGTCTGGTGTCCGTTCGATGCGTTGCGAATTGATCTTGCCGCGAAAGAATTTGCCAACGATAGCGAGTTTGGCGAACATCTTAACCGCCTCCTCCACCTGCTCGGCAGAGAATTCGTGAAGCTCGGTCCGGTCCTTGTATCGTGATGCCATTTAGAATTCACCTTTCGAAAAAATTGGGAACGCGCGTCTAATCCTTACTTTATGCTGCTCCTACGATGACCATTTTTGTAAACAAACTACTCAGGCTCCTGGCATGGATTTTGCTGGGACTGGTGGCGGTGAAGTCTTTGCGATCCATTTGCTTGCCTGATACGGACTGAACCATCCCTTCGCTCCATCTCTCCATTCTACGAGGATGTAACCATGGAAGCCCACGCGGGCGACAATCCCTCGGATACCGACATCCGGCACCTGGAAATTGTCGCCCGTAAGAATTACGTGGTCGCCGACCTTCATTCAGGTTCGACAGGAAGCTGCTCGAGGACGGTGGAGTAGTCAGGATCGTTGAACTCTTCCACCTCCATATCCAGGTCGTCCGGCTCCTCGAACTGGTCCTCTTCTTCCCATTTGCCGACGAACTCTTCGTCACTGGGATCCGGGTTCTTCTTGGCATCCAGCTCGCCCCGCAGTCGCTTCGCCACCTCGTCGCGGAAGGAGTTCACCTCTTCGCAGATGCCGCCGTAGTCCTCGAGCGCGGTATTGTAGTCCGCCACTGCAGATTTCACTGCAGATTCGAACTTCCTGTAGGCGTTCTCGAGCTCGTTCTCACCCTGTCGGAGCTTCGCCTGAAGCTCGCTCTGTGTCTTCATCTCACCGTCGGTCAGTTTGATCTGTCCCATTCGCTGCCTCCTTCTGATAGATGCCTTTGAATCCGCCGCCCTGAATCCATGCCTGAAACTTTTCTGGTGATCCGAAACACGCCGCCGGAGCATAGTTGTAGAGAAAAAAGATGTAGTCGTACAGCCGATAGCGGTTTTCTTCGTCAGCCCTGTTGCACGCTTCTTTGAGGTCGTTGGAGTAGATGGCGTTGAGGAAGTGCCCACACGGACGTCCTTGAAGGATGTATCGGACGATACCCTCGTGCGTGTGCGAAGGAATGTTACACTCTGACAATCGTGCGTGGAGCTCTTCATGCGTTATTGTCGCCATACGTCCTCCAAGTGTATCCGCTCATATTGCGAGCGGCGATTTCTGCTGGCACGGCAGACAGGATGAACGGTGCAGCTTCGGTCAAGCTGACTGCAATGCCAACGCCGATTTCATCCGCGAGCCGGTCGAAGTTCCATTCGATACCGAGGTAATCGAGGAGTTCCCGCTGGGCGTCCAGCTCTGGGCTACTCGGAATCCCATCGGTCCCATCGGGGCTCTCGATAAGAGTGGTCAGGAGTTCGTTCATTGTATTCAATCCACAGCTTTCTGCCGATAAACGGCGGTTGTCCAGTTCGTTGTGCCTCCGCTTCTGCCTTGGCAATTTCAGCGTCGTTCCGGGTCTTGACTGTGGTATGAACGCCATCATCCCCACGAAGAAGGACTGTGGCATATTTACCACGGTAGTTCTTTTCGCCCTTGCTTTCGATCCAGCCAACCACCGTCATCAACGCTGGCTGCTTCTTCTTGATCTTGATGAGATCCTTGCTGCGCTTTCCGATCTGATATAGACCGGTGCGCCGCTTTAGGATCAAACCCTCGCCGTCCCGTGCCCACACCTCGTCACGGACTCGGCAGACATCAATCATCGAATCCACCGGCCATGACGGAGCCAACGTGATTGGCCCTTTGAGATGCCCGAAATAACATTCCAGGCAGTGACGTCGTGTATCGTATTCCAACACAGTGTAGTCGTCCTCCTCGATACGTATGGCATCGAAGATGACGTATTGAAGGTCTGGTCCGTTTCCTAGTTCAGTGACCCCATACGACCGTTTGCCGGGGACCACTAACTCGCCATCCAGCAGCGAGTTCGGCAGTTCTGCGAACGCTTCGAGGAGGTGCGTCGGCAGCTTGCGCTCGATTCCGTATCTGGACCAAGCCATCACTCCTTTCTGTACGAATAAGGTTGGTTGTTGACCGTCGGAGATTTCGACCTCCAGACGGTGGCCGTCGTACTTTTCTTCCGCGCAAAACTCGCCCGGCTTCATGACAAAATTATCCGGTTTCGGCCGGGCGAGCATTGGGCTGACGAACACTAGTCCTGCTCCTTCGACCGGACAACTACCTGTCCCATCAGTTCCTGCACGTTCTGGATTTCGTGGACGTCGCCGCCCTCGATGCCGCCCGCCTCCTCGTCGATGACGATCTTGACCATCATGTCGTTTTCGTAATTTTTCAGCTCATCAATGAGCTCACCGACTGTCTTGACCATCCGTCACCTCCGGTTTGTGAACGTTGTAGTCCGACTTGACTTCCCCTTTCTGTCTGGTCCCTCGGACATGGGAGTCCCAGAAGAATGTCCCGACGGCCCGCCCGAGCAGTGGCTTCTCTTCCGTATACGTCTTGAAATGCCCGCGGCATCGGTGCAGCGCCATCTTGATTCCGCTTTCTCCCGGCTGCTTCGCCGCCTCCAGCATTCGTTTGATCGGCCCAACTTCGATGGTCCGGTAGCTGGATGTAATCTTGCCCGATGCCTGCCGTTTCTTCTTCCACTTCGCATCGGGATGCCGTGTCTTCATGACCACGTTCTTGCAGTGCATGAAGCTGATTGCAAGCAAGAACGGATGAAGATAACCGTGGGCCTCGCCACGATGCTCGTCGTACTTTACTACTCCATCATCCCAATCTTGCGCCGCTTTCACTTTCGGCAAAGCCGCAGGCATTCCAGGCTGATTGAGAACTTTGAATAGATCCTCAATTTCCTTAGTTATTTCGCGGCGTGCCCTGACTGGATCAACTAGCTTCTTCACGTCAGGAATCAATGAGTACGATAATCCCGCCACGCGCTTGTTCAGCACGGTGTCATGCTTCGGCCAGATGGCTCCCTCTTTCGTCACCGGGATGGACCACGCCCAGATAGGCGTAATCGCATATCCCGGCCGCTGTACGAACATGACCACTTCGAGGAGCCATTCGAACTGCATCAGGTCCCATTGCGTAAACAGAACACCGCCCTTTTCAGGGTTGGTCAGGTGCTCCTTGGGGACTGTATAGAACAGCGCGCCCCATCGTGTCGGTCGAAGATTGCCGTCTGACTCCCATGCGAGTTCGCCAAACTCTTCGCTCTGAATCTTGCTCGGTCGGCTGGTCTCAATCCAGAACGACTCGAATGGAGGAGCCACATTGGGGAAGTCCGTGATGTCCCAAACTTCCTTGTCGCTCAACGCATAGTAGTATTCCGTCACCTCGTCGCATACAATGATGGGTGCCTTCTTGAACTGCGCCGAAATGTTTGGGCCAAGCTGGACGACACGATTGTTCATGATGTCATCAAACAGTCTGGGTCTTGTCATGACCGCCCCAACATCACGAGAAGAATGAAACCGAGAATCATGGACATCAGCACACCGGCGAAGCCCACGATAAACAGAGTTCCACCGTTGCCATACACCAAGTCCGCATCGATTCGTTCACCGCGACGCCACAGCCAGCCGTGGCCGAGCGCTTTGAGCACGAGGATGCCATATAACTCAAACATCTAGATCTCCCTCCTTGACGCACTTGTGGCAGAACCACGAGCCATCGATCACTGAGCCGTAGCTTCACCTTTGCCTCCTTTCATAGTATGCCAAAGCACATTCCAGGCAATGGCCCTTCGGCGTAACCCGTGGCCGGTCCGGATGACACCGTGCCATTGGCTGATTCACCGGCGCGAGCTCCTCCCTCGATTGCGGCCTGTCCCGCAGGTTGAGCTCCGCTGAGACGTTGAAGGTCTCGAGGGACTTCAGCATTATCGGGTTGTTCTTGGAAGTGAAGGCCATCTGTGCATGTGGCCCTTTCCGCTGCTCCGATAATATCTTTTCCGTCCCCGGCCCTGTGTAGAGTTCCGGTGCTGTCTTGTGGTGCCACAGCATGACGCCACGAATTCGCTCGACGTCTCCTGCTGCCTCGATGCAGGCAACGCACCATTTTTCTTCTGGCGCTGCGGCCATCCGGGCGGCGCTTAGCGGTTGTCCACAGTTCTCGCAGGTCCTCATACTTGGAACCATTCTACCACAAGACGGGCCGGATTGCAACAATTATTTTAAACTTCAATGCTGTCGGATGCAGTGAACTAAAAACTTTTTGTTGTATTCACCAACGTCTTGTGGTATACTTGCTCTACGTGGCAGCCCAATACGGACGCTTGTGTCCAACCAATTACGCCACGTGGAGTTGAAATGCAGAAACAGATTACGACGTGGTCGCCGCAGCAGGAAGCAATCTTCAGCTGGTTCGAGAACTCCGCTCCTCAGCCGTGGACGGTTGGGTCGGAAGTCTACGACAAAGTCGTGGCTCCCGCCGTTCGCACCAAGAACCTCATCGTCCGTGCCCGCGCTGGCACCGGCAAGACGACGACCATCATCGAGGGAATCAATCGTGCGCCGGAACGGAACATCCTGCTCGCCGCGTTCAACAAGCGGATCGCGGATGAACTGAAGACGCGCATTACTAACCCGCGCGCACGTGCGAGCACGCTCCACGCCGTAGGTCTGGCCTGCGTCCGCAAGCAGCTCGGGCGGGTCATGGTCGAGGACACGCGTGACCGCGACAAGATCTCTCGCGCCGACAAGCTCGCGATGCAGGCGTGCCCGAGGGATACGCCACAGACCATCGTGCGCCTTGTTTCGAAGCTGCACACGAAGGGCCGCGAGATCGTACCGCACGCTCGTGTTCAGGAAGACCTGATGGACATCGCGGTCAACTTCGAGTGCGAGCCCGACGAGGAGTTCCTCGGTACGGAGTGGGACACGGAGTTCGTCGTCGAGCACGCGCTGAAGGCGATGGAACTGGCGTCCAAGGTTCAGCCCGGTGATGAGATTGACTTCGCCGACATGATCTTCCTGCCGGTTCGTAACCGCTGGATGCAGAAGATCTACGACTTGGTCGTTGTCGACGAAGCGCAGGACATGACCACGGCCCAGCTCGAGCTCGGTCAGGGCGTTTGTAGCGGACGCATCTGCGTCGTGGGCGATGACCGTCAGGCCATCTACGCCTTCCGCGGAGCGGACAGCGGTTCCCTCGACCGGCTCAAGCGCGAGCTTGGTGCTGCTGAGCTTGGCCTCACCGTGACGCGTCGCTGCGCCAAGGTGATCGTCACCCGCGCGCAGGTGCTCGTGGAAGATTTCGAAGCGCACGAGGAGAACGGCGAAGGCGAGATGCTCAACATCCTTATGGGTGACTTGATTCCCTGTGCGGCTCCCGGCGACTACATCGTGTCGCGCCTGAACGCGCCGCTCGTGGGAGTTGCCCTCGGATTGCTGCGCCAGAACAAGCGCGCTCGCATCGCGGGTCGGGATATCGGCTCCGGTCTTATCCGTCTGGTTCGCAAGCTCGCCAAGGGCAAGGCGGGGAGCTCCATGGTCGTGTTCATGGAGCGCATCAAGACTTGGGAAGAGAAAGAGCGGGAGCGTCTCCTCGCCGCTGGCAAAGAAGCGAAGGCCAGCGAGGTGAGCGATCAGGCGGCGATGCTGATCGAACTGTCCGAGGATGTGGACACGGTCCAGCAGGTCATCGACCGCATCGAGGGATTGTTCACCGATGACGGTTTGGGTCAGGCTGGCGTCATCACCTGCTCCTCGGTCCATAAGGCCAAGGGCATGGAAGCGCGCCGTGTCTTCGTGCTGTGGGACACGATGCGGAAGCACAGCCAGGAAGAGCTGAACATCCAGTACGTCGCTATCACTCGCGCCATCGAGTCGCTGGTCATGGTCAAAGGGCTGTGATGAAGATCACTCGGTATTGCCCGATCTGCAAGCACACGACGAAACACGAGTACGACGGGAAGGGCACGTTTACGTGCCTTTCCCGCACGCATGGGAAACATGCGAAGGAGCAGAAGAAGTGACATCACCTACACTCCGGTCCAGCAGTCGCGCTGAGGCAATCCGACTGCTGGATCACTACATCACGTTGTTGATGGAAAGATCGGGATGTAAGGTCGACAGCGACACACATGCCGAGATCGAGCAACTCGTGGATGCCCTGATCGTGGCATCCTTCACCGAAATGGCGGAGGTCATCAAAAAGGCAGGAGAGCATGGATGAGAGATTCAGTGTGTATCAGTTCTTTCCGGACGGTTCCTACGAGCAGGTCTGTAATCATGTGGGACCGATGGAAGCCTCGCGGCGAGCGGTTAACCTCACTATGAGTGTCGGCGCACAGGTCGGGACAACGGTGCGTGTCATTATCACGGACAGTGGTGACAGCATCAATTGGGAATGGGAATTCGGCAAGGGCGTGGTTTACCCGCCGAAGGAGAGCTGAGATGGGATTCGTAACGAAAGACAAGTATCCCACGCTGTTCAAAGCGATGGAAGAAGTTGGCTTCGACAACGGGATGCATCGTGAGATGGAGGCAAAGGGCGAACTTTTCGTCCTGGCCTCGCCTGATGAACTTCAAGAAGCGGAAGATGCGCTGAAGTCGCTCAGTCGGGAAGATCTTGAAAGCCTCACTATCGGCGACGAAGACGAGGTCGAGGAAGTCGCAAGTAGGACGGCAGCCCTGAGGACGGCGTCTAACATCCTGCAGGACTTCTTCGACTACGAAGGAGACGTGCATAGCTGAATTGACAAACAGCTTGCAATTTTAACTGTTTTGTGCTATACTAGCTCTTGCTGGTGACCGGTCTTAAGACCGGCGCCTTAGCCGAGTGGCCCAAGGCCACGGAAAGGAACTAGATGACACCGATTCTACCGCGCAATCTCGAGAATATCTGGAACGGCGCAACCGACGCCCAGAAGCTCACGGCCCGAACAGAGGCCCGAGTCATGTTGGACAATCTTGTCCACTACTCGGGTCGCGCCAGCTACGAGAACGATATCGTGCTGGCAGCGGCCACCCTCCTCTGGTTTCGCAAGCTCTCAAGCGACAACCTCAACGACCAGTCCAACATCATGTCCGAGGAGCAGGTTGCCAAGCTCGCTCGCCAGTTGAACGACATCGTTCAGAAGTTCCATCTTGGCATCACCGAGCCGAACGAGATGCTTGGCGACCTCGTTATCAGGCTCCAAGAAGCCGGAGTGAGGTTCTAATGCCACGCGGCAAATACGCCCACATCATCGCTGCGCTGCCGAAGTTCAATGGTAACGAGCCGGACCATCAGGCCAAGATCAACGCGGTGAAGAAGGCCATGTTGGACGAGGAGCCAGCGCTCCGCAAGGCATCGGTCATCGCCGAGAAGTACGTCGAGATGCGTATGGAAGAGGACGCATACGCCGCCATCATGAAGGAGTTCGAACTTCGCAAGCAGGCCATTTGCGAACTCCTCGAGGAGGCCTACGAGGTCGAGGGAACGACCAGCCTCGGCCTACTGGACGGACAGACCGTTCGTGTCCAGTACGAGCCTCACGCCGTCGTGGTGGACCGGATCAAGAATCGCCTCTGGGCCATCAAGAACGGCTTCGAGGATACCCTCATGATGCCGTGGCAGACCCTGAATAAGGTCATGAAGGATGGTCTCCTCGAAGGCCAGCCTGAGCCGGACGGCGTCATTGCCCACGCGAAGTGGAAGATTGTGATGACGAAGTAATGCCACACAATCATTCGTTTAGCGATGATGTAGAGGCAACTGATATCTACATCGTTACTGCCGGTGACTACAGCAACTACTCTGTTGTGGCTGCTTTCTCTACGGAAGAAGCAGCCAAAGCCTATGCTGATGAAATGAATCAGCGGAAAGAGGAGTGGGCTTCGTCCTACAAGTGTGAGCGAGTAGACTTCAATCCTCCGCTCCCGACGCTAGTCGAGGAGATCGTACGGCCCAAGACCGTTCACGTTGCACGAATCGAGGAAGACAAGATCGTCGACGGACGACAGTTCTATCGAATTCACTGCACTTGCAATTTCGTCTCGGGTCCATTGTGGAGCAAGAAATCCGCTGAGGAATACAAGGACACGCACGAGAGAGGAAGTGTGTGGTGAACTTCAAGGTCGGCGACAGGGTCTGGTATTGGCAGCGTCGTGTTGGCAGCGGCCTGTCACGTCGCGTCTACGGCACGATTCGGCAGACCGATGGAACTCACGCTCGGGTCCGCCGTGATGATCTGGACAGTGCTATCCCGGTGGAGGTGAAACGGTTGAACCACGCCGATGACACGGTGGGCCAGCAGTGAGCCTGTTTGATTCCCTCGATGAGCCACCTATCAAGGTGACATCTGGGGCTCGGGTTTTCTCGTTCAAGCCTGAGAACTGTCCACACAAGAACGAGGAGAAGACAGAGACGGATTGGGGCAAGCCGTATGGCGTCCGCATGACGTGGACGTGTCGAGATTGCGGAAAAATAAGAGGGAGATGCTAATGGCAGAGAATTCACTCGAGAAGACGCTCAAGGGTCCGCAAGGTTTGGCGGTGCCGGACTACTTGAAAGACATGGAGATGGAGGGTCTCGAGCACGTCACCGAGCAAGACATCGCCATGCCGCGTCTGCTGATCGCGCAGCAGATGTCGCCACAGCTGAATCCGGCGAAGCCCGAATACCTCGAAGACCTCCACAGCGGGGACTTCTTCAATAGCCTGACCGGTCAGGTCTACGGCCGCGGGCCACTGGTCTTCTCCGTTCTGCGCGGTGATCCGCCTCGCTGGGTGGAGTTCATTCCGAGGGATCAGGGCGGCGGCATCAAGGATCCCAACGTCAAGCACGGTGACCCTCGCACGGAGTGGCAGGCCGACGGCAAGCCGCCGATCGCGACGAAGTTCTACGACTTCATCATCATGCTACATGGCTTCAGCGGTCAGCTCGTCGCCCTCTCGTTCAAGTCCACCGGCTTGAAGGTGGCTCGTCAGCTGAACGGACTGATGCAGGCCCGGATGAAGCCGATCTACACCGGGACCTACGCCATCGACGCGCCGTCGGCGACGAACGCGAAGGGGACGTGGTTCATCCCGCGGGTCAAGAACCACGGCTGGATTCCGCCGGAGATGGCCAAGGACCTGAAGAAGATGTACGAAAACTTCAAGAACCGGGTCATCGAGATCGATCGACCGGAAGCGACGGGCGGGACCGCCGACGAGGGCGACCCCAGCTTCGATCCGGAAGAACTCGAGCGGCAGGCGCAGCAGGCCGGGAACGTCGAGCAGATGTAAGGGTTCTGGTGGAGCAGTTATCGGCAGCTTCGTAATTGGAAGAAGGGACGCGTCGTAATACACTCAGTTATTCCTTCAGTGGACCCTGAACTGAGGTAGACTGCGGGCCAAAATATCCCGGCTGCTCCATCCGATTTAACGGTGATCTATATGGATGACTTCGACAAAGGGATGCTGAAGGAGATAGAAGAGATCGATGAGTGGATTACCGCTCGTCGCAATGCCCTTTATCGCGCTCTTTCTCCTCTCCCTAACAACCAAGAAAATTTCGGGCGATTCTTCGCTATCGGTGCAGCACAATCCGCGATGTGGCGCATCATGCGTCGCATAAAGGGCGATGACCATTAAGGAGGTCATGTGAGAATCTGGTTAGCCTTGCTCGGCGTCATTGTCTGGGTCGCTCTGTTATGGCCGACTGTTCTGCAGCCGATGCCACTTCTGTACTGATATCTTCATCTCTCGCTAAGCAGCGAGGGAGGAGGATGTCAGCATGTTTGATCTCTGGATGTGGCTCTTCGGGTTCACACAGGAATTCGATCTGTGGAGAAACATACAAAGATCACACGGCGAGAATCTCTTGGCTGCGGCTCGTAACCTCCGGGGTTAGACTTATGGGACTTGCCAACGCTGGAACGCATAGCCGATATCATCTCGTGCGGATACTCCCTGCGCGTCAAGGTGATGTCGTGAGGTTTGATTCCTCAGAGTCCCACTCTTTTCTTTCAAGGGAGCCATGAAAAAGATTTCAAAGGAGCAGCGGCGTCGCATCGAGGAAGCCGAGGAAAAGCAGGAAATCTCTGTTTCCTTTCCCGGTCTTGGAGCTTATTCTTATCGTAAAGTCAAACGTGGTGAGCCGGGATACGAACTCATTCAAGACGCGAAAAATCGGGGTACCTGGATCTGTGACTCTTACGATCACAATGAAAATGAGGGATGCAGTAACCCCGATTGTTTCAAGCATCCTAACTACAAGGATCGGCGTTGGGCTCCGCCTCCAGTACTAGGAGATGTATGACCCAAAGACGTCTACAACTTCTATACGAGTACAAGAAATATCCAGGTCTCATTAGATTCGGTAGTCTGCGCCGCGAGAATATACATTTTGGACTACTCGTTGCGGAAACAAAACAATTCCTACTTCGTTTTTACAGCACTGCTCCCTAGCGGCTGTGGTATGGCTTTAAAAGGCGTTTTGGACGGCCTAGCGCGCGTTTGTAGCGTATTTCAGTATAGGGGTAGAGGGTATGCGGCCCATGCCGTTATTGCCCTACGATGGCCTTTAAACGGCCTCAGGATATGGTGAATAAGGTCGGCTACAGGCGAAATAAATTTCCGTGGCTCAAGCCTCAGGTCTGCCCAAACTGTAAAACAGAATTCGAAACCCGCAATCCAACGAAGAAATTCTGTAAAGAAAGATGCCGTGTCGAACACTGGAAGGCAAGTCATGCACTTCAACGGACTTCAAGTCATAACTAGCGTCAATCTCACAGTTCCCGGCGAGCCAGTAGAAGTCCCTCGAAGCTGGCGGGAGCGGTTCTTCACGCGGCCGTGGCAACCACTCAAGAGAACTCGTACTGTGGTGCCTCAGATTCCACATCCTGGAGCACTTATCATGCGAGATAAAATCTTAATGCATCCAGCGACGTATCAGCGATTGAAAGAATCTTTCAAGGATCTCGGCTAGGAACTGACAAAACCCTTGCAATTGGTTTAAAACTGTGGTATAATAGCTCTTGGATAGAACTTACTTCTTTCCAAGGAGCAGTCCAGTATGTATACGGCAGAGGAATTGCATCCGGCTGACATCCGTCTCTTCAAGACGGTGAAGGACGCGATGCGCTACGTGGCGAAGGAATATCACCTTCCCCTGAAGTCGGTCAGCCCGATGCCACGGCCGGAGCTCGGCAACAACTTCGGGCACTGCGACCCGACGGGTGACATCCAGATCGTCCTGCGCTCCATGACGAATGGCAAGTGGGACGACGAGCCATTTCACGAGGATGAGGTGTGGGACACTGCGGCCCACGAGCTCGCTCATCTCCGTTACAGCGGCCACGGCGATGACTTCTGCGATTTTCGCATCGAGCTGAAACAGGCGATGGAGAATCGTCGCCTCGAGTATGGCAAGAAGATCATCGAGAAGCTCGTCAAGATGCAGGAATTGCGTCAGGGCGAGATGGCTCAGGGCAACACCGAGGCCGCGGAGAACTTCGCGGCGATGATCAACAAGATGCTCCTCGAGCACGAGCTCAATCCGAGCGACCTGGACTACGCTCGGGGCGCCGACAATGATCCGGTCATCGAGGTCTACTGTGACCTTGCGAAATATCGGCCGACGGCGAACTGGCGGCGGGAGTATCAGGCGGAAGACAAGAAGACCCGCATCGCGTGGCAGGAATCGCTCGCATCGGTCGTGGCTCGTGGACATCTCTGTCATTTCCTGGTTCAGCTTCGCAGCAACCAGATCATCTTTGTTGGCACCAAATCGCACGCGACGGTCGCCGAATACGTCTACTGCACGCTAGTTCACGCGGCGACCCGTCTGTCGGTGGACGCGAACTACGCCTACAACAAGACGGCGATCAACAAGCAGCCTGGATATCGTAACTCCTGGCTCAACGCCTTCGTCACCCGCATCCAGCAACGGCTCGAGGAAGCTCGTAAGGCGGCGGTCGTCGAAGTGTCGCCGGATCCTAACGTCCAGAAGACCGCTCTGATGCGGCTGAACGGCGCGATGGTCAAGACGAATCGCTACATGGTGGAGCGATATGGCCGCGCCGCGAAGACGGCTACGGCGCTGAAGTACGAGCGGGCCACGAACATCCAGGGCGTGAAGGACGGCATCAAGGCTGCGGATGCGATGCAGATTGGCCGACGTGGCCTTGATCCCTCGAAGGTGCGGGGCAACATCGGGGACGGGAAGTGAGGATAGGTTTCACTGGAACACGGCGCGGGATGACACCCTCTCAATTCGAGAGGGTGTTCTTCGCTCTTCGTCACTATCGGATTACTCGTGGATTTCACGGCGCCTGCCACGGTGCAGACCGTGAATTCCACGGCATGGTTCATGTTCCCATGGAGTTGTTTCCCTGCGATGAGAAACAACATCAATGGGCTTTAGCGACCTGTGCAGGTGGAAAAGATGTTATCCATCCCATTGACATCGACCCAATCCGTCGTAATCACCGTATTGTGGATTGTTGCAGCCTTCTTGTGGCTGCGCCTGGGACTTCGCACGAAGTAGTTCGTGGGAGCGGGACGTGGGCAACGATCCGCTATGCTCGTAAAGAATTGCGGCCGTTGGTGATCTGTTTTCCCAACGGCACTATCAAAAAGGAACATATCGATGAAATCGACCGTGCTCATGGTGATCATTGAGAGTGACGAAGAGAATCCGCTTCTCCCAACCGATGCGGATATGGTCCTGGCCGTGCAGGATGCTCTCAATCAACCCGATAACGACAACGCCGGGATCAAGAAAGTCACGGTGTGGGTTGGATCGGCGCAACCGGACAGATAGGAGGCGGCATGTTCAAGCTACAGTTCAGCATCACGTTCAAGAAGGGCAACAAGTCGGTGGCCGTGATCGAGGGTGACCGAACCATCGGGCTGGAGACGCTCACCATCGAGGACGTCACCCAGCGCATCGAGGAGACGGAGGACTTTCTCCAGAAACTGACTGGCTTCAAGGTCGAGATTGAGCAGGTCGGATGAAGATCACAGTCTCGCGCTCACACATCGAGTCGGCGCGGCGGAAGGACAGTCACCACTGCATGATCGCCGATGCGATCAAGGAGCAACTCAACGTCCAATACATCAGCGTCGACACACAGGCGATCAAGTTCTCTGACCCCAAGACTGGTATGCGCGTCACGTTTCTGACTCCTCCCGCCGCCCAGAACAGCATCCTGCGGTGGGATCGTGGAATCGAAGTGCAGCCATTCGTGTTCAATCTCGATCAGCCGGTGGTCGCGACGCCGATTCGGAAGCACTATCAGGGCAGGAAGTCCACCAAGCAGTCCGCACAGCGGCGATATGCCGCTCGCATCAAGGCAGACAGGATGGCGCCGCGACTCGTGAAGAAGAAAGCCAAGACGAAGGTCAGTCGTTTTCGCGAGTTCGGCGTGCGGCGCTGGACGAAGAACACATAGAAAGGATAGAAAGTATGGCGCGTAAGCGCGTTCGTAAGAAACCGATCAAGAAGACGACGAAACTCGCGACCGTTCAGTCTCAGCTGAAGAGCCTGGATGAAGCGTACAAGCAGTTGCAGAGGGACTGCGATTCGTGGATTCGGCGATACAACGATGAGGTCACCAAGGTCGCGCAGTTTCGTCGTCAGGCCGATCGGAATCCGTTGCCGACACACTGGAGAACCGCGGAGCAGGATCGTATCGCAATCAGCCAAATGGAGGATGAGCATCTTCGGAACAGTATCTTCTATCTGTTCCGACACATCTTCATCCATGGCTTCGGCTCGACGCGCTTCCTCGACGTGACACGTGATCGGCTGCTGTCCTTGGTGGCGATGATGTACGAAGCAGAGAAACGAGGACTACGCTTCTAGCAGAATGAACTGCCCCGCGCCATCTGCGGGTTCTAGGAGTCGAGCAGGTCCGGCGGTCCACTGGATATGTTCCTCCTAGGCATACATAGCACGGGCCTTGGGATGTGAGATGGCCATGACGGTGGCGGAGATCCCAAGAGATACGGACGTGGTGGGGCGATCCGTATTGGGCTCCGGGGTAGATGTGCAGCTATCCCGGAGCCGAGCACAAAGTGTCCTGTTTCGTTGGACAAACACATGGACGAAGAAGTCCGAGTCCCGAGAAAGCCGAGGTATTCAGGACCAGATCGTCGGCAATCAGATCGTCGTTCGCTGGTCACTGATAAGAATCTTCCCGTATGGGCTAGGATTATGGCGCTGGTAGGAATTCCAGGTACTATCGCCTTCTTCCTGGTCTGGACAACATCACAGACTCTTCCATCTCTTCAGTCAGAACTTTACTCAATGAGGGTAGAGAATCAAAGATTAAGCCAGCTGATCAGTTTGAACCAATCCAGGACGGAAGAGAACCATCGCCTTCTCATTCGAATTTGTTCAGCAGTAACGAAAGGGGATGAACGAGCGCGCTGCTTTGATCCTTAGATATGCCAAGTGGAGTTCTACGATTTCCTTGTATTGATAGCCGTGGACTATCCTATAAGACACATCGCTATCTAGGAGATTCTACGGTGTGTTGTCGTTGTGGAAAAGAGCTAAGCGAATCAGGGCATTGGCATCGTCGACAGAAGTTAAATGCTAAATATCTTCGATCTACTCGATCCTCCTCCTAGGCAGTTCGACTGGAAGCCAGAGCCTCCACCGAGTTCCCTCGATGGTGTGGATGAAATTTTTCTCAACTTCGAGACCACTGGATTTCGGTGGTGGGCTGGCGACAAACCTATTAGCGCATCTATCACGTATGGCGACCCAGCTAACGGATACAAGACTCACTTCATGCCGTGGGGCTTCACTGGTGGAAATCTAGACGAAGCTCAAGTCAAACGATTCTTCAAGGAGCAAATTCGAGGAAAGAAAATAACGAACACGAATACCAAGTTCGAAGTCCATATGGCCCGCGTCTGGGGTATAGACTTAGAAGAACAGGGAAATCGTGTTGCAGACGTTGCTCACTATGCAGCCCTCCTTGATGACCACCGGCAGCGTTTCAAGCTAGACCTTCTCATTCCAGATTTCCTCGGTCATCCTCCCGAAGTCCCTCGATTAGACGAATCGCGCATGGCCTCGTACGATGCGGCGCAAGCCGCTCCGAGAGCAATGTATCAGACATCTGTCATTCGTGAGCTCAAGGATGTAATGTGGCCTGAGCTCCAGCGACAGAATCTGGATCGTGTGCGCCTACTCGAAGAAGAACTCATCTTTGCTACTGCCGACATGGAGTATCAAGGTGAGAAAATAGATGTTGAGAAGCTTGAGTTGTGGATCAAACAGGCCACTCAAGCTATGCAAGACATCTACATGGAGATCTATAAGGAGACTGGACTGAAAGTTGAGTTCGGCTCCTCCGATGATAAGACCGCTCTGTTCCAGAAGCTTGGCATTCCGTTCGGTGGGACTACTGCGACGGGTAAGGCCAGCTTCACCGATCTCATCCTGAAGCAGATTGAACATCCCACGGTTAAGAAACTCCGGCGAGGCATTCGGCTTAAGAGCCTCCTCTCGAAATATCTCCTGAAATATCGCAGAAACGTGGACAGCAATGGCATCCTTCGATATGCACTACATCAGTTGAAGGAGGCCCGGGAGGGCGAATTCGAGGAGGGCGAGGCTGGAACAGGGTTCGGTCGATTCTCTAGCACTGGCCTGTCGCGGACAGAAGGCACGAACATCCAGCAGACGATTAAGGTAGCGAAGCAGCTATCTTCGTATGGCGATGAGTTCATCATTCGCGAGCTTCACATTCCAGGAACACCTGGATATGACTATCTCTCTGCTGATGCTATGCAGATTGAGTATAGGCTATTCGCGAATGAGGCTGGCAACCCGAAGACAATTCAGGCATACAAAGAGAATCCTGAGCTGAGCTTTCACAAGTTCATGCACGGACTTGTCAAGGAATATCAGCCCAACTTTCAGTATCGACAGCAGAAGGATCTGAACTTCGCCAAGCTCTACAACGCTGGCCTCAAGAAGATGGCGTTGATGCTGGAGTTCATTTCCAAGGAGCAGTATCTTCAACTCGTACGAGATCAGGCAACTTCCAATCATCCTCTGCTCCAATCCACGGTTGCCATCAACAGCCTCTACAACAAGCTAGTTCCTGAGGTCAAGCCAGTCAACGACAAGGCAATGGAGATTGCCAAGACTCGAGGATACATCAAGACTATTCTCGGTCGTCGTGGCCGGTTCCCCGATGGCGTAGAGATTCATAAGGCTCTCAATCGGCGCATTCAAGGCAGTGGCGCCGATATCATGAAGGCAAAAATTGTTGAGCTTCGCAGGCATCGTAAGGAAACTGGATTCGTGCTTCGTTATCCAGTTCATGACTCTGTTAACGGCGATATTCCTGATGCACATCACGCAGACAAAGTTCGAGAGATCCTCAATCGACAGACGTTTCCATCGCTGAAAATTCCCATTCTATGGGATCTAAAGATTGGAAAGAACTGGCGTGAATGCGGAGACGAATAGGAGAACAGCATGGCTGACGTCACAATTCCTCCACCTCCCTCGACTGTTGAAGAAGCGGTGAGGTTGTCCAACCTGATGGCCTACGGCTTCGAGAAACATCAGGACATCGGGTACTGGAATCGCTACACCGAGGATCCCGTCTACTTCTGGAAGCGGATGCTTGGCTGGCAGTTCCGGGGCCGAATGGTACGCAGCTGCCTGCAAAAGCGTTGCCGCGTCGGTCGGCCGGGTTACAGTTTCTGATCCTGTACTCGAACGTTAAACCGCTTACATCAACGATTTATGCCCAAGCTCTGTTTCGGCGGCACGTTCAACCCGATTCACTACGGGCACTTGCGCTGCGCGCAAGCCGTCGCCGAACAGGCAGACTTCGACCGCATCGTG